TCGAAGTTATAGTCCCTGAATACCTCTTGACCTTTCAGATAGTTTTTAAGATTATCTGTAATGTTATCAAAATCTAAATCAGTGACATTTATTTGTGAACTATTTACTGCCATTATCGTACCCTATTTACTGTGAATTGAATCTCTTGATTGTTTAGACCATTTTTAATACTATAGTAGACGGTAACATCTAAAGAATTGTCTTCAACTCGAAATGTGCATCTCACATCTTCAACTCTAGGCTCAAATATCATAATTGCTTTTGCCATTTGTTTTCTAGCCCGTCTAACTTGTCTATCGGTGTCCAATTCAAATAATAGACCCCTGACATTTCCACCTAAACTTGGTTTAAATGGTCTCTCATAGTAGTTTGTTAATACAATATTCCTAACTGCTCTACGAACTGCGTCTGAATCAGACTTAGTTGCAACATCTCCAGTTATTGGGTGTGCGGTAAAAAACAAATCAAGGTCTTTATATGCTTCCTTGACTGCAACATTTTTACCTTTGTTTACTACATAGTCGACCATAATACTATTTATACTCCGTTAACATCTTTTCTATGAAGGTTTCTTAGTTTCTGCTGGAGCTCCTGAACCAGCACCACCCGCTCCACTAAAGTAATTGTGTGTATGAGTTGCAAGTGTTGGAGCATTTCCTGCCTTAGTATCAATATCACCTTGGGCAGTAATTGTTGAATCGTTAGTTTGTTTACCAGTTATATGAACTGTTCCATCAACTGTTAAGTTTGTAGTCATTAATGTTTCAGGTGAAGTGAAGGTAGTGTTACCCACTACATCTGCATTTAATGTTCCGCCTATCTGTGCGTCAACATTACCTAGTGTCACATCTAACCATACATTTCCTTCTGATACTGTTGTTTTCATATCACCTTTTGTAACCTCTGTATTAACATCACCTTGCAATACCTTCATATCAACATCACCTGTATTGACATTAATAGTGACATGACCTTTCTCTACAGTTATGTCAGCGTTCCCAGCAATAAATAGTTTGTCGTCCTTTGCAATTACTTCCCATTTATCATTTACTATTCGTGTTGACTCTGTTCCATCAGGGTGAATCTCATGGAATGTTCCTGACCTATGGTATAAGTTAATCCTCTCTGCACCTTTTGTATCGTCTACCTCGAATACATGTCCACTCTCTGTTTCTGTAACTTTATTATATGGGTATACTGGTTTTGCTACAGTGTCTATCCATAACTTCTCATCACTACGAGGGTATTGTCCACCCTTTGGTTTTACTGCACTGGTATCAATATCATTCCATGCTGTCGCAGCGTCTTCGTCCTTCGAAGTTGCAGATAAAAGTTTAGTTGATAATATTAATTCGTTTAAAGAAGACTTCTTCTTTAGTTCTCCTTCTGTAAAGACTCCTCTTGTATAAGGTGAGTAATCTGAGCTGTCTGTATATAATGGATACCAAGGTAAGTCTTCCTTTGTTAATTCTCTTTCCTCTATTGTTGACCCAGTTCCGTCATAGTTGACTTCAATTTTTGCTGGATTAACTGGTGCGGTATCCATTGCAGTTGTAAGACCCCAACCTCTTCTTGAATCCTGAACTGGGTTTGGCATTTCAGAAGTATCTTTATAATCGTCAACGGTTAATTGTCTAGGGTCATTAAATCCTTTCTCTACATCTCTTGTTATTAATTCGTCTGTGATAGATTCTTTATACCCAACTTGTGGTATACCAGCTGCAGTTCCAAGAATTATTGGGTCTTGTTTTGCAGCGTCTCTAAAGTATCCAAATACCGTAGACCCCTCTACAAGTCCATGGCCTGTTCCTATTCCTGATAGACCAGCAGAAGTTGTTGGAAGGATAACCTGACACCATGGTAAGTCTGCAGTTGCAATTAAAGTCTTTTCGTCTGTATGTATCCCGTGTATGCGCACGCGCACGCGACCCACTTGTAATGGGTCTTGTCTGTCTTCAACTATTCCGTAAAAGTAATCCATTACCACACTGCCTCTTCGGGTTCTATTTCTGGCCCTGTTCCTTCGTCAAGTGGTTTAGCATCTTCTACTTTCTTTGCATAACTCTCTTTAACACATTCTATATGAAGCATACCCGCCTTTTCTACTGGTGAAGCTGACAGTTTAATATCAGTAATTAGATATCTATCGTCATTTACTTTATCATACTTATCACCCTCACCCATAATTTCAGGTGTAGGTATTAGTAATTTGATTATCATACCAACAGATAAATCTGTTCTTAATGGTATGGTGAGTATCATTCTATGTTGTTGTAATATTTCTAACAGAGCTCTTCTTTCTAGTATTCCACTATCGTTTAATTTCCTTGCTTCAAATACTTCGGGGTCTGATAGTTTGTCTACATTATCAAATGAATGTTGATTGTGATAATCATTAATAATTAATGAATCATATTCTTGAGTTGGTTGAAGGTCTATATCAATTTCATCTATTGAAGGAGACATTTCTCTATCAACTATCTCTCCAGCTGTTAATACTCTTTCCATATCATCGGTCATTAACATAATGTGTCCCGATACATGATTTCCCTTTTTCATTGCAGTCTCTAGACTAAAGATATTTTCTTCTTCTAATTTTCGTATGGGGTCATATACCTTTAAAGTAGATGCATATGCACCACCAACCGTTGCTTGAAGTGTATCAAACAACTGTGGTTTCTTATACACATCAATCATTGTATTAAGACCATCAGGCGCATTTATATTTTCTGTTTCTGTTTCCGTTGTATTTCTAGGAAACTGGGAAAATGGAATTGGGAATTCCATGGAACACATAGTGTCCATACTTTGAAATCTAAACCCACCGTTCATGGTTTGAAAAAAGAACATACCATTTTTATATGCATGTGATTCGCTTGTTTGTGAATTGTTAACAATGTAATCTGTTATTTGTGCAACAGACCAGTTAGGGGAAATAAATTGTTTGTTTTCAGGAATGGTTTGTTCCCATGCGTCAAATTCGTCAACTCTAAACTTTCCAACATCTACTAAAACATTTTGAAGTATTTGATCATACCTTCCACGAAGGGTTTGGCTTAGTCTCTTTCTTCTTGCATAAAACATTCTAGGGTCACATATTCTCATTACATAAGTTTGTGTTAACTCATCGACTCTGTTAAGATTATCTATTTTGTATACTCTAAAAGTTTTGTCTATTGAGAATTGGTCTTCTGACTTTTCGTCTAATCCTTCTTTCTGCCTAATTGCAATTCGGATATACTCTTGTCCTGTTAATCTAAAGTTTTTTGGTAGATTAAGACCGTCTATTATATGCACTTCCCCAGTAAGAAATTTATTGTATATAGATTCATAGATAGTAAAGTTAGAACATAATTGACTTATGTCTAACGATTCTTGATATTGATTTATTAAGGTGAAGGAATCTATAAAGAACTCACCTGCTACATAATTCCCACTCATGACTTCATTACTTGCTCAAACTGGGTAACAACTTTGTCAATCATAGCTGGTCTGATGATTTTAATTTTTCTCTTCTCTTCATTTGCTTCAAACTCAGCTTCCCAATGAGTTTTTGGTAAGTATCCTGATTTAAAATTATTTCTCTTAAGATTACCAAGATAGTAATGGTCAATTCCATCTACCATGTCTATAACAGAAGTTGGTGTAAAGGAATGTCGGTATAACTCAGCTTGGCCATACCTTGTCAAGCTTGATGTACCTGTAATTGTCTTTGAAGAAAAATCTCCTACCACATCACCTATTGCTAGTCTATTATGGGTAGGGTCTAGTTTAATGACTATCCCTGTTGCATCTGTTGCTGTTACTGTTTCTCCTATTAGAAATTTACTTACTATAGGAGGTTCTCCTGTCCGTGATATTAAGTCTGTGCTTGCACTGGCAACAGCATACTTCCCTCTATATTTATGGGACATATATTTTTGAAATGTAGCTTGGTCTTTCCACCAGTCGTAATAATTTGCCCAATCATTTACTAAAAAGAATACCCAGTGTAAGTCACCATTACCGTAAAGTTTAGTTGCAACCACATCAGGTCTATCACCTTCTTCCAACTCATAGTATGTGTAATCGACAATGGCTTCTTTGGCCCCAGTTGAGATTGCAGATTTACGAAAGAAATCTTTAATAGTAATAATCTTGCCGTCAGACAATTTGTATTGCATTTCAGGAAAGTTTTTAAAAAATTGTTTAGCCATTATCCGCCTCCGTCTTGACCCCAAAGTTTACCGTCATCTGTTCCCGCGGTGTCGTTTAATAAACTTGGGGAACCAGTTGAGTCTACCATTCCGCCCGGCCCTCTTACTGAATTGGCTTTTGCCTTCATTGATTTCGGCCCAACCTTCTCGTTATAAACTTCTTGAGACATAATCTTGATTTCAGAAAACGATAATTCTATTTTAGTTGCTAAAGGCCAGACCTTTTCACCGTCTGAAATCAATCCTTCTGAATTTCCATTAAAGGTATTTACAGTCATATCTTTTAAAACCATAGGTAAGAATCCTTCTATTTGATCTTGGACTCCTCCTTCTGGGCCTTCAATATGAACATCAAAAACATTTGGATAGTTAAAGAAGTTTTCGTTTGCAGATTCTTTATCCGCTGCAAAGGTATCAGGTAACATTGCAAGTCTAAATATGTTTACAATCTTTTGAACCATTATTGCCTCTTTTGAATTCCTTGGCATAAATTCCCACTCAAAAGAATGGTCTCTAAAAGTTATACCTTCTAGGAACTGTTCTTCCATAGGATTAGAAGCCATACCTGCTTTAAGGTTTCTAATACCACCTGTCATACTATCACCTAGTTTATTAATAAAGCCTTTAATCACATTACCAGCTTCGTCTAACATGCCGTCTACTTTCTCACCTTCCTTCTTATTCAAAGCACTATCAACTCCTCTTGCTATTGCTCCAACACCCTCAGCTTTATAAGTAGTTGTCGATTGTTGAACTATGTCCTCGGGGAGATACAGTGCAATAGAGAATGTTTCTTTCGAAAGAAAGTTTCCACCAGCCCTTTTCTTTCTTGGTCGAGTTTCAAAGACCACATAATAATCATACCCACCTTGCATAGGATATTGTAATTCAGTCATTGATAGTTCAGGTGGTTTTTTAGCAACTGTGTTTGCTTTGTTTACACTGGATAGTTGTTTTTCTAAACTACCTCTTCGTTCTTCTAATTTTCTTCTATTCTCTTCTGCTTGTTCTTGGAGTTTATCTACCTCTTCGGTATTAACTCCACCCTTGTACCCAGCTTGCTGAATCTTTGCTTTGATTCCTTTTGCCGACTTTAGTGCTTGGGAGGCTTGGTTTACTTTGTTTAATAATTTATTAATGTTTGGCATATAAATATCTCTATAGAAGTCTTTATTTGGTGTTATAATCTATTTATGTCATACAGTGGTAAGTTTAAACCAAAGAACTATAAAAAATATAAGGGAGACCCTACAAAAATCTTTTACAGGTCTTTATGGGAACGCAGATTCATGGTTTACTGCGATAATAATCCCAATATTATAGAATGGGGAAGTGAAGAAATCATAATTCCTTATCGTTCTCCTGTAGATAAAAAAGTCCATAGATACTTTCCTGATTTCTATATTAAATATCAAAATAGTAAAGGTGAAGTCCTTAGAGAAATCGTTGAGGTTAAACCAAAGGCTCAATGTCTACCACCTAAAGAACCTAAAAGGAAAACAAGAAAATATAGGAATAAAGTCATCACCTATATAATCAACCAAGCAAAATTTAAAGCAGCTGGTGACTATTGTAGAGATAGAAAAATGGGATTCAGAATTCTAACCGAAGACCACCTAGTCCCCAAGAGTAAAAGAAAAAAATGAGTAAATTATTTGTATTTGATTTGGACGGAGTTCTTATTAACTCCCTACTTAACATGAAGAATGCATGGGACGCCGTAAGGGTGAAACATGAGATTGAAATCCCATTCCGATATTATAAAGCACAAATAGGTAAACCCTTCCCTGACATTATGAGTGAACTAGGATTGTTTGATAAACACCTAGAGATATATGACACCTATAAAACATATTCTCAAATGAACATTCACACTATTCCTATGTATGAGGGTGTTAATGAAACTCTAAACGAATTAAAAGACCAAGGTCATAAGATTGCACTATGCACTTCTAAAACAAAAGAAACCACTAACATACTCTTAAGTAAATTCCCTAAATTTGATTATGTCTGTTGTCCACAAAAAGGCCTTCGTGGTAAACCAGCACCTGACCAATTACTATACACTATTGCCATGTGTAATGTTGACCCTAAAGACACAATTTATATTGGAGACATGATGCCTGACCTACAATGTGCTGTTAGAGCTGGTGTCCATTTCGAATATGCAGAATGGGGATTTGGAGAATTAAAATGCGAGCACTCGCTGAAGTCGATTACAAATCTGATTTAGTTATTGGGTTAATTCCCGCGAGGTGGAAATCAACTCGGTTCGAAGGGAAACCACTTGTAGATATAGCGGGTGTGCCTATGATACGAAGGGTATATGACCGTGCAAGTATTGCTAATCACTTAGACCAAGTCATTGTCCTTACAGACGACATGAGAATTAATGACTATTGTCAACTGAATCAAATGACATGTATTGTAATAGAAGAAGATTGCCGAACTGGAACAGACCGTTGCGCTCACGCTCTGAAATTATTGGAGGGTAGTCTCTTTGTAAACATTCAAGGAGACGAACCCTTGATTAATCCTTCTGCAATAGACAATCTTATAGAAAATTTCGATAATAATATAGGTGTTGCAAATGCATATACTAAAATTGACCAAGATTATAAACTAAATGACAGAAATGTTGTAAAAGTTGTGTTTGATAAGGCAAAAAATGCGCTTTATTACAGTAGATTACCTATATCAGACTACCAACAGCTGGGATTATATGCCTTTAACCGCGGTATGCTGGACGCCTTTCCTAAATTTACCCTAGGAGAACTGGAAATTGACGAATCTATCGAAATGTTGAGGTATCTTGAGAACGGATTTGATGTTAAAATGGTTGAAGTCGAAGATGAGGGCCTTTCCGTAGATACTCCTAACGATTTAAAGCTGGTTGAACTAAAAATTAAGGGATATCACTAATGGAACACATACATTTAAACGCACATAAGGTAAAATACTATGAAAATGGTGAGCAACCTTCTAGTTATCACCAACGAGACCCCGTAGCAGTAGAAGAAGTCAAACAAAAGTTCGAAGAAGTGTCAAAAGTCGGCCATCCTAAGATAATAACACTGCATGAAGCCCAAAAAGAAGGCATAGTTCAGACTAAAGGGTATTATAACGACAAACCAATGACCCCTTTAGAGGCATATGGTTATGTATGGCTTGATAATGCCTATAAAACAGAATATCCTGACCCAAAAACAGCTAAAGGCCAAGAGTGGAGTGACTTTTTAATGAAACCAATCGAAAATCAAGTGTTTCATTGCATTAAGATACAATGGTTAGTCAATATCATACAAACAGAGGGCCTTTATTCTTGTCCTCAAGCGGTATTAAGAAAATCTCAATGGTTTGTCCATCCCGGCCAGTTCAGAGTTCATGCTATTACCTATACTGACTGTAATGAAGAGTTCATTGTTTGGGATACTAAGAATATTTTACCTCAACCCGAAATAGATTATGAAGAATGGTGGTCTAGATACAGTCACCATACAGATAAAGGTTTATTTGCAGCAGTCTTTGAAGATATTGTAGAAATGCATGTCGGAGAATATCGCCAAGACCTATATGATAAGGTTGCTGGTGGGATAGATTGCTTCCAAGGTGTTAAACCAATACTCGAAGGAACATGTGACGAGAGCATAGCACATTTATTCACCCATGGAACATACGAGGGCCACGGGATAGGGATTGTAGGACACTTTACCTTTGAAGATTTACAACATGTATGTGACTTCCACCCAACAAAGCAATATATTGGCAAAGAAAACTTTACTTTGTATAACAATTATCATAAATAATAGATATGGCAAGTCTATTTTCAGATATAATTGGTCAAAAGCCAGAAGAGATTGAAGCTCAAACCTTCAACTCGTTAGAATGGTTCCAAAAGAATGTAAGGGATATCCGTAGGAGTCCCGATAAGCTGTTAAAAGAAAATCAAAACTTTGTCACTCGATTTGAGTTAGGTAAAATGTATATGTTTATGTATGATGCTAAACGGCAAGATACATTGAAGTATTACGATTACTTTCCTCTCTCAATTTGTTTGAAAAGATATCCAACTGGTTTTCTAGGTGCAAATTTACATTACATTGCACCGAAATACAGAGCATTACTAATGGACGCAATGTATCAGTATATCGAGAAAGACGAGACAACCGAGGAAGCTTATTTTAGGGTTAGATACCCTATGATTAAAAGCATTAGTAGGTTGAGGTGGGCAAGACCCTGTTTAAAACAATACCAATATGGTTATGTAAACAGTAGGATTGTTGAAGTTCAACCTGAAGCAATGGACATGGTAGTTATGCTACCAAGTCATAAATTTAAATCAAAGGGAACTAACTTTAATGCAAATATAGTTCACCGAGAAAGTTTAGGAAAGACATGATAGAAAAAATAGTAGCACAAACACTTGGTTGCAGCCAAGATTCAATAAAAGACGAATCAAACTTTGTAAATGACTTAGGTGCCGACTCTCTTAACATAGTTGAGATAGTTATGGCAATAGAGGAAGAGTTCGATGTTTCGATTCCTGATGAAGATGCTGAGACACTTCATACAGTCGGCGCAGTAAAACAATATATTGAGGACAACTCCTAATGCCAAAAGGAAGTAAGGCCACAGGTGGAGCAGCACCAAAATCTAGTGGAAAGTTTAACGATAAGAGAGGCATAGATGCTCTTAAGGGATATGTCGGCCAACCTCTACAACCAAATAGATTTATTTTTCAATTCTTAACACTACCAAAAGATTTTGAATTACCTGACGGAGATACTTTAAGTATACTCTGTCAATCAGCAACATTGCCGGGCAAGTCAATAGAAACAGCAGAACATATTAGACATAGATACATGCCTACAGGTGATGTTGATTACGGTCAAAGCATATCCCTTACTTATATTTGTGACACCTCATTTATGGATAGATATATTATAGAAGAGTGGTTAAGATATGTCCATTCAGCAGATGTTGATACATGGACTGATATAAGTTATGGTAAAAGTTCTGACGGCGAGAAACAAATTTTCAGATTCTATGATGAGTATGCAGCTCCATGTAAAGCACAATGTCATGTATTAAGAAGAGATGGTAGTGCAGCTATGACATATACATTTCATGATGTATATCCACAAGGTATAGATGATATTTCATTAGAAATGAGTTCAAATGATGAAGTTATGCAGTTTTCATTTGATTTAGGATACAAGTGGTGGACAGTTGAATACTTACCAATAGAAACAGAAGTAAAAATGAACCAACCTATGGACGGAAACTTTGAGATAAGTGGACTAAATAAAGGGAGGAAAATCTTTGATGCAGTTCTTGAAGGACTCAAGGTTGCTGGAAGGTTTAATAAGAAAGCGGGTGCAATGGGAAGGAGACTAGGTCAACTTGACACTGCAATAACCCGTGGTAGTAACATAAGCAGAGATATAGGTGGAAGCTTTAACTCTAATTATGTGACTAATAAAAGGCGTGGTGGAGGTTAATTCTAACACCACATAAAGAGGTATATTATGGCTTTACCAAAGCAGACCGCACCGAAGTATAAATGCATACTTCCAAGTGACGGTTCAGAAGTGGAGTTTCGACCATTTCTAGTTAAAGAGCAAAAAGTATTAATGCTTGCTCAGGAACAAGAAAAGGATGAAGCAATGTTTGTTGCAGTGCAAGACCTTATCGAAGCAGTAACTTTCGGAAAGGTTAAATCCAAACAGTTACCTGTTATCGACATGGAATATTTGTTCCTTAAAGTTCGATCAGTATCGGTAGGAGAAACAGCAACAGTAACCTTGTCTTGCCACGACCCCAAATGTGAAGGAGGGAATGGAGAGGCAGTTGTTAATTTAGATGATGTGGAAGTAGTAGGAGACGAACCTGAACACAAAATTATGATTAGTGATGAATTAGGAATTGAGTTAAGATACCCAAGGATAAGTGATGTAGAAGCAACACAACACCTTGAGGGAGGAGCTCAAACTATTGAAATGCTGAAGCAATGTATGGTGACAATATTTGATGAGGAAGAGGTCTACACAGTTCGAGATAGTTCTACAAATGAACTAAACGAATTTGTTGAGACACTAACAATGACTCAATTAGAATTGTTAACTGCATTTTTTCAAGGCATACCAGTATTGAAGAAGGAAGTCGAAACAGAATGTAAAGTGTGTGGAAAGGAAATTAGAACTGAATTAGTAGGTTTACAAAGTTTTTTCTAGTAGCCCTTTCTCATGATAGTCTAATAAACTATTTAAACACAAACTTTCAAATGATGCAACATCATGGCTACTCTCTTAGAGAGTTAGATGACATGATGCCATGGGAAAGGGAAATTTACATTAAATTATTACTTCAACATTTAGAAGAAGAACGGGAACGAGAAAAAGCTCGTGCCCAAAAAGCAAGAAGCAGATAGCTCTTGCATTTTAAATGAGGAGAAATAAGTTATGGCAGATTCACGAGAACAGTTTAGTGGAGACATGTCGAGAAATGAAGTTGAAATAGATTTATCTAAATTTATGGAGATGATTCAAGA